GTTCGTCGTGGTCACCACGATGTTGATCTTCGTGTCTTCTGTCAAATAATGCGACACCGGCGTCTCTCCTCTTGTATGGTGGCAATGGTCATCCGTGGCGAGGCTCACTCACTGGAGCACTCGCCACGGATCGCCTATGTGTTAGGCCGCCTGGTCAGCCCAGACGATCGGATGCGTGCCCGCGTCCAACAGGTCGGAATCCGACCGGCTGAAGGCCAGGAAGCCCACCTGATGGTAGTCGGCGTAGCGCTCATCCAGCCGGACGAGCACCACTTCGCGCACGTCGCGAATCAGGAAATGGCTGAAATCGCCGAAGAGGATGGTCTTCGCTGACGCGGCCGGTGAGGCCATCGACTGGTTGATGACGTAGGGATAGCCCAGGATGGTATCCGGCGCCCCCAACGTCAGTCCCGGCTGCCACAACGGCATACCGACCGTGTCGCCGGAATATTGCAGCACCTTGATCTTCTTCAGGTTCTTCAGCGTCGCGTCCGCGAACATCCAGCGCGAGCCAGGCCGATACGCCGGATCGACTGAGTGAATGACATCCACGAGTTCGTCATGCGTGAACAGTGTCTGCGAGGCTGCCGTAACCGTGCTGTCGGTCGCACCCGTCACGACGCCCTTCGGCTGACTCGAGCCGGTCCCAGTGGTGAAGTAATCGTTCGTGATCCGCCCGATCCGCTGGCCGAGCAGCCGGCCGATTTCTTCCGTCGCGTTGATGCTGGTGTCCTGCAGGAACTCGACGGAGACGAGAATCGACTTGCTCGAGAACTTGTAGGCATCCAGCGTCAACTGAGTGAACGACGGCTCCGTCTCGGACACCTGCGCATTCTCCGCCAGGAGCGCGCCCTTGTTTGAGGTGTCGTTGACCGTCGGGAAGGGCAGACTGGCGCCAGTATCCGTCCGCACGACACGCGCCACGGTGCGAATGTTCGAATAGGTCAATTGGGCCGCCTCAAGCGCCTGCATCATGGCATCCGGCACGGTATAGCCGCCTATGGCGCCGGAGCCCACACCGAACGCCGCGCGGTATTCATCGTTGTCCCGTCGCCAGCGCTCGATCTGCGCGTCGGTCGTCCCCATCAGCGGTTTGGCCGGCAGATGGAACTTGAACTCTTTGGTATCCAGGGAGACGCCCAACCGCGCCGCCGCGGTCCGCATGGCATCCGTGCGCATGTGGCCAGGCAACAGCCAGCCGCGCATCGCTTCGATGGACTCGACGCGCTGTGGCATCCGCGCAGCCATCCGCCCCTCATGCCGCGGCTCCGGATCGGGCGCGTCGCTGCGCCGGCCCTGCCCCGTCTCAAGGCTCTGCGACACTTCGTCCTGCTTCCGGCGCGCCTCGATGTGCTTGGAAATCTTCTCGATGTCGACATGAATCGCATCGAACTTGGCTTGCTCATCCGTGCGCAGGTCTAGGCGATTGTCCTTAGCGGCTGAGTCGAGAATCTCGGCGGCCTGCGCCGCGAGTTTGCCCTTTTCCGTAAGCAGATCCTGAATCGTCATCGCTTCTCCTCGTTCAATCTCGCCTTAGGAGAAGCCCGACATATGACACGTCGAGCGCCAGCCAAAGGCGAATCACATAATGGTCTATCGTGATCGCCCATGCCCGCGCCCGAGTAGACCGGAGCGGAGATGTGATGGTCCGTCGCGCCGAGTGTCCGAGATAGACTCCGACTCCAGCGTCACGGGACGGTGTTAGTGTGCCACCTTACCAGAACCCGTCAACCGCGTCAATTCCCCCACCGTGCCAATCGGGTCCGATGCAGACGGCGGAGCCAGTCAATCCGATTCCCCTGCGTGCGTGCCGTCCACATCGCGAGTGAGCGCTGCGCGACTTCGGTCTGTGGATAGGCGGGGAACGACACGATGGACACTTCGCGGATTTCCATATCCATCACAGTGCGCACCGGCTGCCCGGCCTCCAGCGACCAGTCATCCTCAAGCACTTTGAACCCGAAGGACATGCCCGAAATATCGCCGCGGGACACGGATTCGAGCAAGTCCCGCGCCGCCGTGGTATTTGGCGGATCAATCTCTGCCCGGAGACCGTGGGCATCTTTGGTCAGGCGCAACGTCCCCGCCCGCGTCCGGCCGAGCACCCGCGACGTGTCGTGGTCGATTAAGGCGCGCACGTCGAGCGCATTCGTGAGCGTGCGATTGACCGCGTCCGGATGCATGATTTCTCGGAACCCGCCCAGGTCTAGGGAGAGTGCGTCAAAGACAATGGCGTAGCCGGTGAGCCGTCGCGCATCGTGCCCGACCGCTAACCGGCTCTCCCGCACCTGTCGTACTTCTAGGTCTGGCATGATCCCTCCATCACGGCATCGGCCCATCGGCGCGGACGATGCACTTCCCATTCTCGCAGTAAGCGCTCGAGGTCCAAGCCCAGATCTGTCGGGTCCGCGTCGAGCAGTGCAATCACCGCGTGCCGCGCCTCGGTTACATAGCGCCGAGCATAAGCCACCGCTAAGGAATCCGCGTCGCCCCCGCGCACCACCGCATAGGTGCGCAACGCTGGCCGTAAGGCGTCGGCGACCGTCTCAACCTGGCTGTCGGTATAGAAACTCTCCGCCCACGCACGCAGCTTGGCGGCCGTTGCCTGCTTGGTCCGCGCCCGTTCACATTCCCGCTTGCCCAGACGCATCCACACATCCTCAAGCACGGTGTGCAACCGCCACACCACTTTCTCGGTCACCTCGCGATGGGCCGCCGCATCTGCCACCCGTGCGGCCTCAACCTCAGCGACCGCCGCTGCGCGTTCGACCGCGAGCTGGTCTGGTAACCCAGCCTGGAATGACTCCAGCATCTGCCGCGCCAGCGCCGCGTCACCCGTAATGCGCTCCACCGACTGCGCATACTCGAGCGCCGTGCGGTGCGCCTGCTCACGTTCCTCGCGCAGAATCTGCCGATCGCGCTCCGCTGCATCGGCCCGCTCAACTGCCAGGAGCAATTGCGCGGCAATCTCCGCCGCCCGTTGCTCCGCGCCCACACGGGCCTGCTCCGCCTGGGCCATCGCCTCACTCCGCGCCTGATTCTCGGTCGCTGTCTGTGCGACGCGGGTCTCTGCCACCCCGAGCGCCTCTCGCGCCTCCTGCGCCTGCGCCTGCGCGGTGTGGAGCTCCGCCGTCAGGAGCGTTACCATGCGTTCCGCGGGATCCTCTTCTGTGTCATCGTCTGCACCATTAGGCGCCGACGGCGCCGCGGCAGTTGTTTTCGGCGCCACCTGGGCATCTATCAGCTCGTCAAAGCGATTCGCGGGCACCATGTTCTGCGGTGCCAGATACATCTGCCCCTGCCCGTCTGGGAGCGGATTTAGATTCTCCCATGCCCGGATGTCATCGGCACTCAGCCAGCCCCACTGCCGCCCGACCGCATAGGCCGCATACCGGCTCTGGATATCCCCGCGCAGCAGGCCATCGACCAGATGTTCCGCAAATTGCACGCGCCGTTCAGAGGGAAAAATAAGCTTGCGGAGAATCTCTTGCTCCCAGCGCACCAGCCACTTCCGCAGGCAGCTCTTGTAGTATTCGATGTCTAAATGTTCGATGTTGCTGAACGTGGCGCGCTCGAGGTCGCCGATTTTATGTGGCGGCACATTGAACCACCGCGCGATATCGCCCACTTGAAACTTGCGCGTCTCGAGGAATTGCGCGTCGTTCGGCGGAATGCCCAGCCGTTCGTAGGTCATGCCCTCTGACATGACCAGGAAGCGATGTGCTTTATCCACGCCCTGATGATAGGCCTCGATGCTTTCTCGGATGTTCTGCTTCGCCTGCGGCGACAGACTGAGCGGATGCGTGAGCACGCCACCAAACGAACTGCCGCCGCCGAAGAAGGTGCCACCGAAGCGCTCCGCCGCCATGCCGAGGCCGAGCGAATCGCGCGCTTTCCCGACCACGGAATAGCCGCACACGCCATCATGAGACAGGCCCGGCAAATGGAAGATGTCATCGCGCTCAAACACAATCTGTCGTCCGTCGGGATTGGTCACCCGATAGCGAATAGTCCCCGCATCGCGCAGCACACTGACCGTCGAGGGGACGAGCGGCCAGAGCGCAAACGGACGCCCCTGTCCATCCCGCTCAATTTCGGCGTAGGCGTTGCCCCAGGTCAGGACATGCGCCTGCATCGTTTCGCGAAACGACATCGACGTCATCTCTGGATTGGGCGCATCATGCAGCATCCGATACAACGGATTCGCGACTAAGCGCTCCTTGCCGCCATCCGGACGGCGCTTATAAAGGATGAGCGGCAGGGACGCCACATCACCCGCAATCAGACTGACCGCGGCCCAGAACGGCGCATAATTGAGCGCCGTCTGCTCCGTCACAGTCACACCACTCGACGCCGGCGGCCCACTCCACAACCGCGCGAGTTCCGGCGATTTCGCCGTGAGAGGACCAGTCCAACTCGATCGCAGGGCCGCGCTCAGGCGATGCCATAGAGTCATACGACGAGCACTCCTTCGCGCTCATACAGGGAGATCGGTAGCTCTGGCGCCTCGAGCATCACCGCTTGCGCATCAATCAGCGCCACGCCGCCATCGATGCGTTTACGCTGGTCACTCTTGATCGGCCGAATCTCTCGCCAGGAATTCTCCTCAACGGCCATATTCGACATGCACCACGTGAGCACGGGATGGCCGTCATGCGTCAGATTGCCCGACATAATCAGCGCTTCGATCATCTTGCTGGGCGTGCTCAGGCGTCGGAAGCCTTGCGGAATCTCCCGCACAAAGGATTCGCCGAACTGTCGCCGGAGCCGGGTAATCACCGCCGATGCTCCCGCCTGGTCCACGCCAATCGCCTGCACCTGATAGGTCTTCGCGAGCACCTGGATGATGTAGTCCACGATGACATCATGGTCAATCATCCGTCCCGGCGTCGCGAACAGATGCCCGTCGCGCTCCCACTGCACATAGGGGATCTTGTCTTCCTGTGACCGCCGTTGCAACGTGGCCTTCGGAAGCCAGAAATACGCGAGCACGTCAATCGCTTGGTCCACTGGCTGCGACTCGCCGGCAATCTCGACTGTCACGTCACGATCAATGGGCCGCGGGAAGATGGCCACGACTGCGGATAAGTCCAGCTTGTCGGACAAGTCAATGCCGAGATAACAGGCCCGCCCTGCGAGTGACGTCGCCGACACCGCACCCTGACACGCGGCCCAT